GAATATTTCTCATATAATAAATTATATTTAACTTTTCTCTCTCTCATATTTATTTAAATAAATATATAAATAATCTATATATATGATTATTATTCATAGTAGTAATATATCAAATGAACTTAAAAATAAATTAAATAATTTTATTCTCGAAAATTTTGATAAATCGAGAATAGATGATTATGAATATTTCGTATATTGTAAGGATAAAGGAATTATTATTGGTTTCGTTTGTTTATATTATATAAATAATCATCTGTCTATTAATCAATTATGTGTTCATCATAATTTTAGAAATAAAGGGATTGCTACATCAATCCTTAATTTCGTAAAAAAAATATATATAAATTCGCATTTAATCTTATATATTGATAAAAATAAATATTCTACTGATTATTTACATAAATTCTATCTTAATTATGGTTTTAAAGATATGATTAATCCGGATAATCTTTCATATGATTGTGAAAATGAGATTTTAATGGAATTCTAATTGAAATTCTTCATTTGTTTTATATATAATAGCTCTTATGATAACAATTATAAGAATGAATATCATAATATATACGATGCTTCTAAAAATTAAATAAATTATTACAGCTATTATTAACATCGTAATTATAAATAAAATACTACTCCCAGAATTATTATTATTATTTTGCGCTAAATCTCTCTCACATTTCTTAGTCTTAGCATTCCATTTCTCATTCTTTTTACATTTGTTTTTAGGCGTAGTTTTAGGCTTAATAGCACCCTTAAAATCCTCTAAATCCATCTTCTCCTAAATACAGCAACGATAATAATAACTTTTCCCAGAATTTTCATTATAGCGAGTAATTTCAACAATATCGCCTTGTTTCATTCCAATCCATTTAGCAATTCTATCGGTATGAAATATTATAGGCATCTGTAATTTCGATTTTATATTATAATGTTCCATTATTTCTTTACCTTCTTCCACTGATAATTTTCGATGTGGCGGAACATATTGATGTTTAGTAGGATTAAATAATAAATCTTGAATGTGGAAATATTGAAGCATTCCGCCTTTCTTTTGAAAAATCTTATCAATATTATTTAATTGTGTAATTGTAGGCGATGTCAATAAATCATTATTTAAAATTAATAGGATGTTATATTTTCCATTAAATTCTCTCACAAATCCATCAATATTATTCTTATTTTTCTTTAAAGTATCTATGATAATTGACCTTAAATTCTTGGTTAGGGCAAAAATAATAGCACTATTATTCGTATGAAAATCTACTGGACGATTGTCATTAAAAAACTCTTCTCTTTCTACTTCTACTTCATGTTCTTCAAATTCATCTATATTATCTCCACGAGATTTTAACATATCTTTGAGATTTTCAATTATAACATCAACCTTATCCAAATCCATTTTATTAATATCTATTTTATTTATTTATATAAATTATCATTTTTTTTATTAGAACGAATGTTATTACCTTTTTATATCCTCGTTATTGAAGGCCTTATTCCTGTAATTATTAAACTATATTTAAATATTATCCCTTATAGTTTAATACTCCTATTATCGCAATTTATAGGCCTCTTATTTATAATTGGTTATGCCTTCTTCTTCAAATATCACGAAATTAAAGAAGGTTATATAAATCTAAATCTTAAAATAATAACTTTCATTATTCTCATATCATTTTTTGGAACATTTTTAGCTAAAATATTATTCCTCAAAACAATTAATGATAATGATAATATAAATATTTTTATAATAATAATGTCTCTATATCCTATCGTAACTATATTAGCTTCTTATTTTCTATTAAATCAGGAATTAACATATAGACAAATCTTAGGATATTTATTCGTAATTATTGGAATTTATTTTTTGTTATATAAGATTTCATAATTTTATCCTTGAATTTAGCATCTTTTAATTTTAAACATATTTCTTTATCTTCTGCGACATTCATAAATAATTCAAATATTTCCTCGCTAATTGCTATCCTAATTTTTTCAATATTCGTTTTTTTATCCTTAAAATATAAAAAAACTACTCGCGACACATCATTTTCATTTAAACCATTTTTAACAACTTCTTTAATTAAATCATTCATTATTTCCCTTATTTAGAAATAGAAAAAATGATTTAATTTATATATGAAAATATAATATATATGAAAAAAATAGGATTAAAGCGCAATACGATTGATAAATATTATACCAAAGATATTATAGCAGAATTATGTTTAAATTTTACTAAAAAATATATAGATATAGACATAGAAGATTTAATAATAGAACCAAGTGCTGGTAATGGTTCTTTTATTAAAGGTATTAAATTATTATCAAATAATTTTGAATTTTATGATATAGAACCAGATAATGACGAAATAATACAAAAAGATTATTTAATTTATGATTATTCAAATATAAAAAAAATTAATAAAATACATATTATAGGAAATCCTCCATTTGGACGTCAATCATCATTAGCAATTAAATTTATTAAAAAATCATGTGAATTTTGCGATAGTATTTCATTTATATTACCTAAAAGTTTTAAGAAAGATAGTTTAAAAAAATCATTTCCTTTAAATTTTCATCTTATATTTGAATATGATTTACCAGATAATTCATTTTTAGTAAATAATATAGAATATAATGTTCCGTGTATTTTTCAAATTTGGGAAAAAAAATCATTTAATCGTATTATAAATGAAAAAATAGAAACAAAGAATTTTATATTTGTTAAAAAAACAGAAAATCCAGATATTTCATTTCGTCGTGTCGGTGTTAATGCTGGAAAAATAGATGATAAAATCGAAGAAAAGAATATTCAATCGCATTATTTTATAAAATTTACTAATGGAAAATCAGTAAATGAAAATATAAATAAATTATCTGTTATTACATATGATTTTAATAATACGGTTGGACCGAAATCAATTTCAAAACAAGAATTAATATTTAAATTTAATCCATTATTATGAAAAACGATTTAATAATATTTTCTAAATTATTTAGATAACATAATGTATTATTTGTAAAACCAATTTCAAATAATTTATAGGCTTTATTATTACTTTTAAATTGTATTTCATTACAAATAATACATACTAATTTACATTTTTCATCATTATTATGTTTTAAATATTTAAAACCCCGATTTAATTGCTGTCCTCCTTTCCATAAATCTAATTGGTTCATACCAATCATAATCTTTTTAGATTTCTTTTCTAAAATATACCAATCTGGAATTTCTGTGGTAAAATAAAAATCACATTTCTTTTCAAAACAAATTTCAAATCTATCTGTATCTAATTCTAATTTCAATATAAATTCCTTTACTATCTTATTAAATTTATTACCTCTTATAACTCCTTTTGTTCCCGCTGGAATTAATTCTAATAAATATTCTCGTATTATATCATTTATTATTTTTTTATCTATATATTTATCTAATATATTACTGAGTTTTTTTATGTTATTTTTAACAGAATTACATTTTTCATATTCACACATTAAATTAATATCAGATAAATCTTCTAACGTTTTATAACAAATCTCTTTTTTAATTCTATTATTAATTTCTTCCATGTATGATTAAATTATTATACTTATAATCATTTTTTATAATTCGAAATAAATAATGAAATTAATTTAAAATGTTTTTTAGAAATCTTTTTTCCCGATGATGTTTTCAAATGTTTCCTTATCTTCTTTGTTCTATTCCTCATATTATCAATAATATCATCAAATGAAGGTTTATCACTATTAATAACATTATAAGAAATATATCGCATAATCCCGATAGCACCTAAACTATTTATCCTATCCGCATCTTTTATAATATCCAATTTCTTATTTATCCTATTGTCTTCTTTTGATAATGATACATTTGAAGCAATTTCAATAATTTCCTTTTTATCATTTTTCCCCAATTTCTTGAATTTTTTTAGGAAATTTCTTAATATCAATTTTTGATTATTATTCGTATATTTATGGTCTCCTATATCATGTAATAAAGCACCCATGCGAATTTGAAATAAATCCTTTGTTTTCCATATTCCTTCTTTTTTCGCTATTTTTAATGATAATTTAACAACCAATTTAATATGTATATAATCATGACTAATATCATTTAAATTTGTCATATATTCCTTAACAAATTCTTTCGTCTTCTTTAATATATATAATTGATTTTTTGTGAAACTCATTAATTTTTATGAAATTTATAAATATTAAATCAATTTTTATTTAATTTTTAATAATAAGATATGTCTATTATAAATGATGCTATTTATATATCTCATACAAATAATTATACTTCAAATTCCAATTTTGGTCTTAAAATAAGTGGTAAAGGATTATATGATTTCTTTCAATTTGATAATAATTATAATCCTCATGGAATTGGATTTCAATTAATAAGTAATCTTGATAATAATCGAGAAATTGCCTTCGTAGATACATCAAATTCTAATAATCCTTCTCTAAATTTCAACTTTCAACCTTCACAAATTTCCATCAAATCCCAAAATATTATTAATATCAATTCTAATATTTTTATAACCTCTAATAATCGTATTGGTATTGGAACTATTAATCCTCAATCATCTCTCCATATCTATTCTTCTAATGATACCTCTCTCTTAATTACTAATGATTTCCCAAATCAATTTAGTATTTCTAAAATTGGTTCAAATGTAAATATAAGTAATTTTAATGGTTATATAGGAATAGGCACCACCAATCCACAGAATTTTCTCGATATTCGTGGTAATGTCATCCTCCCTTATTCAAAATTAGGTATCGGAACTACTAATCCCCGTTCTAATTTAGATGTAGTCGGTAATTGTCTAATAACCTCCAATCTAAATTTAAGTAATCTAATTCTCAATGGCAAGATTTATAATGGCGATGGAACACCATTTTTAAATAGTCAGTGGTCAAATGTCTATGATTTCCAAAATAATTCATCTAATATCACCTTTAATTTTGGAAATGTTGGAATAGGAACCACTAATCCTAAGAATTTATTAGATGTATTCGGTAGAATTGGTTGTTTAGATATTAATATCGGTGGGACGATTTTAACAAAAACTATTGTTGATGGTCTTGGAACTTCGGCCGATATCATTAATACAGGAATTCTTAAAGTTTCCTATGGTGGAACTGGTTGTAATCTATTGAATTCTAATCAACTTCTTATTGGAAATGGTTCAAATCCAATTATCCAAACATCAAATCTTATTTGGAGTAATAATTCATTTCTAATAGGTGGTGATATTTATGTGAATTCTAATTGTTATGTGAATTCTAATATGATTATTAATGGAAAAATAGGAATTGGAACTACTAATCCACTAAATTCCATTGATATCTATTCAGGTAGTAATGATATCACTACTATTCGTATAGGCGATATATATCTTAATAAAAATAGTCAAAATTTTATTATAAGTAATAGTCTTCCTAATGGAAAAATTAGTATAGGAAATATGACTTTTAATTCTAATGGATTTATTGGAATTGGAACTACTAATCCAATATCTAATTTAGACGTCCTTGGAGATGTTAATATTACAGGTTTTTTAGATATGAATAATAGTAATATAAGTAATGCTAATATTATTAATACTAAGGTTTTGAATATTAGTAATATCGTTATTGATAATCTTGGAACATTCCTTAGAAAAGATGGAACCCCTTTTTATGCGAGTAGATGGAGTAATAATAATAATAATATCTATTTTAATTCAGGTTTTGTAGGAATAGGCACGACAAATCCTCAATCAAATCTTGATATCCTTGGGAATGTAAATATTAATGGAATTCTTAATATGAGTAATTCTAATATCAGTAATGCTAATATTATTAATACTAAGGTTTTAAATGTTAGTAATATTATCGTCGAAAATACAGGAACCTTTTTTAGAAAAGATGGAAGCCCTTTTTATGCGAGTAGATGGAGTTCAAATAGTAATAATAATATCTATTATAATTTGGGTTTTGTAGGAATAGGCACTACTAATCCACAATCACCATTGGATGTTATAGGAAATGTAAGTATTAAAGGAATTTTGAATATGAATAATTCAAATATTAGTAATGCCCTTTATGTAAATACAAAAACTTTAAGTATTAGTAATATAATCCTTGATAATTCAGGGCTTTTAACGAGAGCTGATGGAACTACGATTGGTTCATCGCCATTTATCGTAAGTTCAACAAATGCTAATAATATTTATTATATGGGAAATATTGGAATAGGAACAACTAATCCAATAGCAAATTTAGATGTCGTTGGTAATATTAATGTAAGTGGAAATTTCAAATATCTCAATTCAAATATCTTCCAATTTTCATCTAATTTTGATACAACTCCTTTCTCATCTAATTTAATCCCGAATAATTCCAATTATATAAATTTTATTGGAAATGTTGGAATAGGCAATACTATCACGAATTCTAATTTTTTCCTCTATGGTAATTCATATATTCGTGGAACTCAATATATTCAACCAAATACAGATGGTTCAGCTATGGTTTTTTATTTCAATAGTAATAATAATATTCCTCAATATGTAAATAATAATTATGATATATTTTTTAAACTTGGTTCAATTAGTTCAAATGTTGTCAATCCATTCTTATCTGTTTATAATAGATATCAAACACCTACTTCATATAATTCAGCTGTTAAAATAGAAAGTTCAAGTGGAACATCTGTATTAATTGATAGTGGTGCTAATGATGGTATTGGTAGAATTTCTTTCACCGCTAATAATTTTGAAACAATGAATATGAATTCAAGTATAGTTAATATTAATAATTGTTTGGATATTACTGGCAATTCTGGAACTATTACTTCTGCCGGTGGAGCCTATTTCACAACTGGAACAAATTCGGCGATTTTAACGAATAGTTCAACAGATAATGTCGTATTTTCATTAAAAACTAGTGATAATATTATTTGTGGTAGAAATAGTTATGCTCTTAGTGATATTAGAATTAAGAAAAATATATGTGATATAGATGATAATGGAGCATTATTGAAAATTATGAAGATAGAACCGAAAACATATAATTATATTGATACGGTTCAAAGGGGTTCTTCGAATGTTTATGGATTTATCGCACAACAAATAAGAGAAGTTATTCCAGAAGCAGTAGAATTAACATCAAAATTCGTTCCAAATATTTATAAATTAATTAATATTAATATTAATAAATTCGTATTAGATGATATTAGTTTTTTAAATATAGGAGATATCCTACAAATATATACATTAAATTTGGTTATTGAAACTAATATAATTCAAATTAATAATAATGAGATAATGATTGATAAAAATATTTATGATAATCAAATATTTGTATATGGAACATTTGTAAAAGATTTTCATATATTAGATAAAAGTTATTTATATACATTAAATATATGTGCTACACAACAAATTTATAAAGATATTTGTTTATTATCATCTAATCTTGATTATAAAACCGCAGTAATACGATAATATTTTTTATTTTTTTAATTATTAAAGAATGGAATTTAGAAATGATAATTTTAATTTAAATAAAAAAGGGGTTAGTTTAAAATTTACTGGAAGAAGTATTAATGATATTAATGTTAATAATTCTAATGGAATAGGTATTCAATTAATTAATAATCAAGTTAATAATAGAGAATTTGCTTTTATAGATACTTATAATGTTGATAATGATTTTTATTCGAAACTTAAAATTGGTTTTAATAATTCTACGATAAATATTAGGAATTTAAATGAAATTAATCAAATTCAAAGTCTTAATTTTAATAATAGTTTGACTATTACTAATTATGTAGGAATTGGTTCTACGACACCTAAATCTCTTCTTGATGTAGCTGGTAGAATTTCATGTTATGATATTAATATTGGTGGAATAATTTTGAATAGGGATTATTTATTAAATGTTAGTAGTTCAGTTGATAATATCACTTCTGGAATTTTAAAAATAGCTAATGGAGGAACTGGTGCTTCATCTTTTAAAAGTGATCAATTATTATTTGGTAATTTTCAACAATCTCCCAATCTTGTTTGGAAAGAAGAAAAAAGAAGATTGGGAATTGGTTTAACAGACCCTTTATATAATATAGATGTTAATGGAGGTATCAATGCGTTTTCTTATAAAATTCTTGGAAATGATATTAATAATATTTTCATAAAACCGAATGATTTATTATTATCATCTAATGAAGTTTATAATAATTGTTATAATACAAGTATTATAAGTTGTAAAAATTATGCTGATAATGTTGGTGCGGATTTAATTTATAGATTTAATCAAACGGTTAGTGATTGGACTATGAATGGAAATGATATTATTTATATTAATTCAAAAGTTGGAATAGGAACTAATATACCATTAACAAGCTTACATGTAGTAGGTGATATTAATTATACGGGTAATTTAAGGAGAAATGGGGTAGTTCTTCAAAATTTTAGTGGAAATTATAATGATTTAACAAATGTTCCAAAAATTACTTGGGAATTAAGTAATGGTAATATTTATAATTTAAATACTGCTAATGTTGGAATTGGAACAAGTAATCCGCGTTCAAAATTAGATGTTAATGGTGATATTAATTTTACAGGAAATTTAAGAAGTAATGGTAATATTATTAATTTTTTTAGTGGCGATTATAATGATTTATTTAATATTCCTTCATATTCAACTGTAGCATATTCAGGTTCTTTTAATGATATTACAGAAAAACCATATATATTCAGTGGAAATTATGAAGATCTTTTAAATAAACCTAAATATTTTATTACTGATTGGAATTCTACAATTTATAATATTCCAACATTTTTTCCTGCTGATTGGAATATATCAATTAAAAATAAACCTAAATATTTTTTAACAGATTGGATTACATCAATTGATAATAAACCTTTAACATTTGATACAGATTGGAAATCAAATGTTTTAAATAAACCTGATTATTTTCCTGCGGATTGGGAAACTACTGTAATTAATAAACCAAATACATTTTATACTGATTGGAATTCAAATATTAAAAATAAACCTAATTTTGCTACAGTTGCTTTTACAGGACAATATAGTAATATTTTAAATAAACCGTTTATTTTTAGTGGATATTATAGAGAATTAAAACAAAAACCAAATTATGCTAAGGTAGCTTTCACGGGAAATTATAATGATTTAATAAATCGTCCTAATTTATTTTCAGGAAATTTTAATAATCTTAAAAATATTCCTGCTTATTTTCCAGCTGATTGGAATTCTACTATTATAAATATTCCAGATTTTTCTCGTGTTGCTTATACAGGTTTATATAATGATATAATTGGAATTCCAAATATATTATGGAAAGAAAATAATAGTAATATATATAATTGTAATATTGGAAATGTTGGTATTGGAACATCTAATCCAAATTATAAATTAGATGTTAGAGGCACTTTTAATGTTGATGGTGCTTTAAAAATAGATGGTATTAAAGGAGTTTTTTTAAAAAATATTCCATGGGGAGCTTATTTTGCTGAAGATTATGTTGTAGGTTCAACAATTCTTCCAGATAGTTCAGGTAATGGAAGACATGCTACAACATCAGCAAATATTACTAAAACTACTGCGAGTGGTAATGGAGCAACTGGAGCAATTACATATATAAGTGGCGGAGTTAATTCAACTATTACTTGGCCAGAAGGAAGTATTCCTTCTGGTTTTACAATATTAAGTTTAACAAGATTTACTGGATCATATAGATTTCAAATTTTAAAAGATAAGAATTCTAATTCATATTATGGACATAATATAAGTAGAGGAGTTTTTCAATATACGAATAGACAAATTACAAGTATAAATGGTTTTGGAATTATAAATAATTGGTTATATTCTACTTTCAAATCTTATGGTACATCACCAAATAATATAATTGCTGATGGTATTAGTAGATCTGTTGATAATGGTGGTGTTTATGATCCTGGACAATTATTTATAAATAATAATTCAAGTGTTGCTAGTGATTGGGCATTTGGTTGTGTTGTAATATGGGATAAGCTTTTATCAGATGCGGATATGTTAGAATTAAATGTAATTTTACAAAATAATTTAAGAGATGGTGGTTCAACGAAATCATTATTTATTGATAATAATTATAAAATTTATTTTAATACAGATACATATTTTAATAATGATATTTTTCTTAATAATATTAATATAAGTAATGTTTTTGCTAATAGTAATGATTTTATAAGAACCTCTAATTGGGTAATTAATGGAACAAATATCTATAATGTTAATACAGGTTCTATTGGTATAGGAACTACTAATCCTTCATCTTCTTATAAATTAGATGTGAATGGTGCTATTAATAGTTCTGGATTTAATATAACAGGTAATGGAGGATTATTTTGGTCTTCTATTGGAGCTACTGGTATTGGTTGTGCTAGTGTTAATGGTGAATTATCATCTTCATCTCTTGTTGGTGATATGATAATTAGAAGTCAAGAAGGAAATAGATTAATATTACAAAATGGGAATAATACTGGAACTTTATTTGTTTATAATAATAAGATTGGTATTGGAACAAATAATCCTTCTTCTATTTTACATATTTATAAAGATACTGGTGAATTAAAAATATTATTTACTGATGGTTCTACTGGAACTACATCAACAGATGGTTTTGCTATTTTCAAATCAACTAATAATGATGGAAATATATGGAATTATGAAAATTCTTCTTTAAGATTTGCTACTTATGGTGTTGAAAAAATGTGTATATTAGCAGATGGTAAAATAGGAATTGGAACAACACAACCAAATTCTCTACTTCATCTTCATAATACATCCTCTCCAAGTGAAATAAAGATTTCATTTACAGATGCTTCAACAGGTATAGGAACAACAATACCTCGTGGATTTGCTATATATAAAGCATCAAATAATGATGGTTATGTTTGGAATTATGAAAATTTATCATTGCGTTTTGGGACAAATAATCTTGAAAGGATGACGATTTTAAATGATGGTAAAATAGGAATTGGAACAAATAATCCAAATTCTCTTCTTCATCTTCATAATTCTATTGATTTAGGAGAAGTAAAGTTATTAATGACAGACGCTTCAACAACAACCCAAACATCTCGTGGATTTTCAATTTTTAAATCAGGTTCAGATGAAGGAAATATATGGAATTATGAAAATTCTTCTTTAAGATTTGCTACTTATGGTGTTGAAAGAATGTGTATATCAGGTGATGGAAATATAGGAATTGGAACAACACAACCAAATTCTATTCTTCATCTTCATAATACATCCTCTCCAAGTGAAATAAAGATTTCATTTACAGATGCTTCAACAGGTATAGGAACAACAATACCTCGTGGATTTGCTATATATAAAGCATCAAATAATGATGGTTATGTTTGGAATTATGAAAATTTATCATTGCGTTTTGGGACAAATAATCTTGAAAGGATGACGATTTTAAATGATGGTAAAATAGGAATTGGAACAAATAATCCAAATTCTCTTCTTCATCTTCATAATTCTATTGATTTAGGAGAAGTAAAGTTATTAATGACAGACGCTTCAACAACAACCCAAACATCTCGTGGATTTTCAATTTTTAAATCAGGTTCAGATGAAGGAAATATATGGAATTATGAAAATGCTCCTATACGATTTGCTACTTATGGTGTTGAAAGAATGTGTATTTTAGCTGATGGTAAAATAGGAATTGGGACAAATAATCCAAATTCTCTTCTTCATCTTCATACTTCAACAGGAGAAGTTAAAATTATAATGACAGATGCTTCAACAGGTATAGGAACTACAAACGGATTTACGATATATAAAGCATCAAATAATGATGGTTATGTATGGAATTATTCAAATTATTCTTTAAGATTTGGGACAAATAATCTTGAAAGGATGACTATATTAAGCGATGGTAAAATTGGTATTAATAAAATTAATCCAGATTTTACATTAGATGTTAATGGAACTATAAATGCAACTTATTTGAGAGGTGATGGTTCTAATATTAGTAATTTAAATTTAGCTAATTTTTCTTCAAGTGGAGTATTATCTGTAAGTAAAGGAGGTACTGGAACAAATTCATTAAATTCAAATCAAATTTTAATAGGTAATGGAACATATGCTATAAGACAAAGTGCTAATCTTATTTGGGATAATACAAATAATTGTTTAGGTATCAATAAAACTCCTCAATGTAATTTAGATGTTACTGGTAGTATAAGAGCAACATCATTTTATGGTGATGGTGCTAATATAACTAATATAAATGCTACTAATATTTCTTTGGGATTTTTAACTGTAAGTAAAGGAGGAATAGGAACATCAATATTAAATTCAAATCAAATTTTAATAGGAGATGGAACAAATGCTATAAGACAAAGTGCTAATCTTATTTGGGATAATACAAATAATTGTTTGGGCATTAATAAAACTCCTCAATGTAATTTAGATGTTGCTGGTAGTATAAGAGCAACTTCTTTTTATGGTGATGGTGCTAATATAACTAATTTAAGTTATACAAATTTATCTGGAACATTACCTGTGAGTAATGGAGGAAGTGGGAAAACTTTTTTCTATTCTAATCAATTATTATTAGGAGATTATAATACAATATATCAAACATCTAATATTATATGGGATAATACAAATAATAGATTAGGTATTAATACAACAAGTCCTCAATATACATTAGATGTTTCTGGAGGTTCATTGAGAGCTGATATTATAATAGGAGATGGTGCTAATATAAATAATTTAAATGCTTCATATATTTCTACTGGAATTTTACCTGTAAATAGAGGAGGAACTGGATTATCTATATTTAATTCAAATCAAATTTTAATAGGTGATGGAGCAAATACAATTAAACAATATGCTAATTTTGTTTGGAATAATACAAGTAATAGATTAGGTATTAATACAAATACTCCTCAATATACATTAGATGTTTATGGTGATATTAATTTCACAGGTGTTTTAACACAAAATGGAAATGTCTATAACGCATCTCAAACAAATACAACTTCTTATTGGGTTGCTTCAGCAACTAATATATATTATATATCTGGTAATGTTGGTATTGGAACAAACGCACCTTCTTTGGCTTATAAATTAGATGTAAATGGTAAAATTAAATGTTCTCAAATTGATATAGGAACTACTACTAGTTTGAGAGAAAAAACATTAACTTTAAATAATACTAATGATGGAACGTTAAGTCAAATAATTTTTAATTATAGTCCTACTTATAATATACCATTTGCGAGTATATCTTATTCAAATGGTTTAATGACATTTTATAATAGATCTACCAACGTTAATGCTAATGGATTTTATTTTTCAGGTGCTTCTTATGTTGGTATTGGAGTAAATCCAGAAAAAGGATTACCATTAAAGGTTGCGAGTGGAACTAATTCAATAACAGGGTATTATTATTATTTTACACAAAGTACAACTATTGGTTTAAGTAATAAAACGTGGAATAATATTTCAGCTTATTTTGATAGTCATATTCTTGTAAATGGCGATATTATTATTACAAGTGATAATAGAATTAAAAAAAATATAAATGATATAAACTCTAAAAATTCTCTTAATTTACTTTCTAAAATTAATCCTAAATCATTTAAATATATTGATTTTATTGAAAAAGAAGATAAAAATAATTATGGATTTATTGCTCAAGATATTAAAGAAATTATACCAGAAGCCGTTGGATATATAAAAGAATATATTCCAAATATATTTAAAATTTTTGATATAAAAGATGATATTATTCAAACTAATGAAGATTTGACATTAAAATTATCAATAAATGATAATATTAAAATTATAAATAAGGATAAAAAAGAAAATTATAAAATTATTGAAATTTCTTCAAATTATATAAAAATTGATAAAAAAATAGAAGGAGATAAATGTTTTGTTTATGGAAAAGAAATTAATGATTTTCATATTTTAGATAAAGATATTATATTTACTTTAAATGTTTCTGCGACACAAGAATTAAACAAGAAAGTTAAAAAACAAAAGAAAAAAATTAAAAATCAACAAGATAAAATTAAAGAGCATGATGAAATTATAAAAGAAAGAGAAATAAAATTGAAAGAATATAAAAATATAATTGATTTATTATTAGCGAATAAATAATTATAATTATTTTTTTATTATTATTAAAGATGGAACTTTATAATGATTTGATATTATCAGGTAAAGGTCTTTATAATTTGATTAACGATGATAATATTTATAATAATCAAGGAATTATTTTTAGAAATAGTAATCAAATATTATCCATCAATTCTGATAATAATAATTTTAATTTTAATATAAATCAATTATCAATAGATTTTAACTATAATAAACAATTATCATTAAATAATATTTTACACATTTCTTCAAATTCTAATATAGGTATTGGAATTATAAATCCACAAAATCCACTTGAAGTTTATGGAACTATTTCTTGTATTGATATTAATATTAGTAATTCTATTCTTAATAAAGATATTATTAAGAATATTGGATTTTCAACAAAAAGTATTGATAAAGGTATTTTAAAAATTAATAATGGTGGAACAAATGTATCTAATATGAATGATGATCAATTATTATATGGTAATATTCAACAATCTAATTTTTTAATTTGGAAAGATAATGAAAGAAATTTAGGAATAGGTATAGAAAATCCTTTGGAAAAACTTGATATTTTAGGCGATATTAATGCTACATATTATAGGATTAATGGTAATGATATTAATAATATATTTGTTAAAGATTTTTACGTATCATCAAATGATTGTTTTAGGAATTGTTCAAATAAAATTTTTTACAATTCTGCTAATTATATGAATTTTATTAAAAATGATGTTATTAATTCTATTAATTCAAGAACCATTGATTGGATAAAATCTATAAATGGAAATTATATTCAATCTAAAGTAGGTATTGGAATATCATTACCTACATCAAGTCTAAATATAATAGGCGATATTAATTTTACAGGAGATTTAAGAATAAATGGTGTTTTAAATAAGATATTTAATGGAAATTATGCTGAGTTAAATAATAATCCTGGATATACATGGGACTTGAGTAATGCTAATATTTATAATCTTAATCTTGCTACTGTTGGTATTGGGTCTTATGAACCAATTTATAAATTAGATGTTAATGGAAGTATTAATTTTAAATATAATATTAAAAAAAATGAAAATATTATTAAATTTTTTGATGGAAATTATAATAAATTATTAAATATTCCTATTTTATCTAAATTTGCTTTATCAGGTTCTTATTATAATTTAACTGAATTACCATATTTATTTAATGGAAAATATACAAGTTTATATAATAAACCGTTATTTTATCCTACTAATTTTAATACACATATATCAAATATTCCAATATTATTTAAAACTGATTGGAATTCAAATGTTTTAAATAAACCAGATTACTTTCTTACTGATTGGATTACTAATATTAGTAATAAACCACGATTATTTAATGTGGATTGGAATTCAAATATTTTAAATAAACCAGATTATTTTATTACTGATTGGAAAACAGCAATTATCAATAAACCATTAACATATATTGTTGATTGGAATTCTAATATTTATAATAAACCTAATTTTTCAAAATTTTCTTATACAGGTGATTTTAAGGATTTATTAGATAAACCATATATTTTTAGTGGATATTATAGAGATTTATTGGAAAAACCAAATTATTCATCAATGTCTTTTACAGGTGATTATAATGATGTTTATAATCTTCCTAATTTATTTTCAGGAGATTATAAAGATTTATTAAATATTCCTTCAAAATTTGTTTCAGATTGGAATTCAAATATTATTAATAAACCAGATTTTCAAACAATTGCTTTTTCTGGAAATTTCAAAGATGTTAAAAATATTCTTTCAATTAATACTTGGGGGGGGAAAGATAATAATATATATTCTTGTAATATATCTAATGTAGGTATTGGTATTACAAATCCTTCTTTTAAATTAGATATTACACAAAATGTAAATTTTAATAATGGATTAATAATTAATAGTATTGATAATTTTAAAAAAAATAATCCATGGGGAGTTTATTTTGCCGAAGATTATATTGAAGGTTCAACAATTCTTCCTGATAGTTCTGGAAATAAAAGACACGCTTCAACATCATCTGGAAATATTACAAAAGCTAATGGCTTTGGTTATGGAGCATTAGGAAATATTAGTTATTTATTAGGAGGTACATCATCAATTATTAATTGGCCATCAGGTAGTATTCCTACTAATTTTACTATATTAAGTTTAACAAGATATACAGGAGGTGCGAGATCAAGAATTTTATCAAATGATAGAAATGGTGGGAATTTTCTACATGGTCATTGGGGATATGATTTTAATAGAAATGGTTATAGAGGAAAAGGTTGTGTTCATTATGATGGATGGAAAACAAGTTATAGTAGTCCAACAATCGGTAATATAGACGATTGGTTATGTTGTATTGGTAAAAATGGAGGAACAACACCTAATAATATATTATTGGATGGAATTCCATCTGGAACTGATAATAATGGTGCTGGTGGTTATAGATTATGTATTAATGATAATCCATGGGGTGAAACAAGTGATTGGGCATTTGGATGTGTTATAATTTGGGATTATCATTTACAAGATGAGGATTGTTTTTTTTATAATAATATAATTAGAAATTATTTAAATTCAGGTGGAACAATTAAAAATTTTTTTAAAAATAAAAGTATTAACATTAATTATAGTAGTTATTTTAAAAATTCTAATAATTTTAGTTTTTTATATTCAAATAATTTTTACATAACTTCAAATTGGATTATTAATAGTAATAGTAATATATATAATTTGAATAAAGGTTCTATCGGTATTAATAATATTAATCCATCATCTTCTTATAAATTAGATGTAATTGGTAATATTAATACAACTTCTAATCTCTCATTATTAGAAGGATTTACGTGGTCTTCTTATAATAGTGGAATAATAAATAATACTACATCTTCATTAATTAATGATTTAGTTATTAGGACACAATTAAATAAAAAATTAATATTATTAAATGGAATTAATAATGGAACATTATTTATTAATTCTGGAAATATTGGAATAGGGTCTTCTATTCCAATATCAATAATTCATCTTCATAATCCTTTAACAGAACAAGAAATTAAATTATCACTATCTACATCATTTAATATATATAAAAATACAAATCATGATGGAATAATTTATAATTTTAATAAAGGATTATGTTTTGGAACAAATAATAATCAAAGACTTTTACTTTCAATGTCAAGACAAAATTTATTACCATGGGGTATTTATTTTGCTGGTAATTATAGTAATAATATTTTATATGATATTTCAGGTAATGAAAGACATGCTACTACAACGGGAACTATTACAAAAGAAATAGGTAATGGTAATGGTGCTTTAAGAAATATTACATATATAAGTGGTAATATAAATTCTTCAATTACATGGCCAACAGGGAGTATTCCCGAAAATTTTACTATATTAAGTTTGACGAGATATACGAGTGATATATCAAAAAAGATTTTAGTTGCTAAAAAAATTGGAGATAATGATGAATGGTATCATGGACATAATAATGGTAAAAGGGGAGTTTGTTATTATCAGGATTATAAGACATCATCAAATGGAATATTGGGTAATTCTAATGATTGGGTTTATATTATTGGAAAAAACGATGGTTCAATACAATCAAATATTAATATTAATGGAGTTAATTCAGGAACTAATTCAGGGGGATCCGGTAATTTACAATTAGGAATTAATTTACCTAATAATGATTGGACAATAAGTTATGTAGATACAGTAAGAACAAGATGGATATGGAATTCAGGATATGAATATTTAGCGCAATGGGGTTCTGGTGGTATGAATGATTCTACAGGATATTGGGAAACATATAGAATTAAAGTGAAAACAATAAATTATGTAGATACTAAAAGTGATTGGTCGTTATCATATGTTGTAATATGGGATAGACATTTATCAGATGGAGAAATTACTTCCATTAATTCTTTAATAAATAATTATTTGACAAATTCAACAGAACCTTCATTTACAACTTTAATAAATATTCAAAATACAAAAATAGATGTTGAAAATAATTTAACATCTATTAATTTAAATAGTACAATATCAAATCAAGAATTAAAAATTACTTTGACAGATAATTCTTCATCAACATTAGGAATATCAATATTTAAATCAACTTATAATGATGGATGTTTATTTAATAATAAAAATAATCATTTAATATTTGGAACAAATAATACGGAAAAAATAAGATTAATTAATACAGGAAATTTAGGTATAGGAACTACAAATCCTTTATCTATTCTTCATTTACATAATATAACATCAAATCAAGAAGTTAAATTATTATTATCAACATCATTTTTTATATCTAAAAATACAAACAATGAAGGAATTATTAATAATATTAATAAAGGACTAATATTTGGTACTAACAATAATGAAAGATTATTAATAAATAATATAGAAAATAAAGATCCTTGGGGTATTTATTTTGCTGGTAATTATAGCAATAATATTTTATATGACCTTTCTGGTTTTGGTAGAAATGCTATAACTACAGGAACTATTACTTCTAATAATGATAGTAATAATGGTGCTAATGCGTCTATTAGTTATATAAGTGGTAATACATCATCAACAATAACATGGCCTGATGGAAGCATTCCAACAAATTTTACAATTTTAAGTTTAACAAGATATACTGGAGGAGCAAGAGGACGTATATTACAAAATAGTGATCAAAATTGGATACATGGTCATCATGGAGGAAATAGAGGTGTTTGTTATTATAATGAATGGAAAACAAGCTATAATTTAAAAGGAATACAAGACAATTGGTTATGTTGTATTGCTAAAAATGGAGGAACAACTCCTAATAATATTTTGATTGATGGTGTAGCATCAGGAACAAATACAGGTGGTAATGGAAATGGAACATTAGTTATTAAAAATTCTGGTGAAGTAAGCGATTGGGCATTATCATATGTTATTATATGGAATAGACATTTGTCATATGATGAAATGCTTTATCAAAATTCATTAATAAATAATTATTTAAATACTGGAGTTAATTTGAAATTTAATTATGAATGGCCACCAATAAGAAAGGAAACAAATTATTCAGGAACTTATGCTAACTTACCTTTTTCAACAAGTACATTAAATTACAAATCATGGATAACAGGTGCTAGTGGTGAAAATTTAACCAGAATAGGGGGAAGTACATTTAATAATATTGGTTCATCAGGAGAAAGTAGAAGTATGTTTATTAATAATAATAATTTAATTTTACAAGCAAAAGCAGGTGATTATATAAAAATAAAATCAAATAATAATTCATATACAGGATATTCAACTATACAAACAGCTTATATTAATTTAGGCATTGGATATATTTCATTAGGAGAACAAACGATATTAAATTTAACTTCTGGTTATTCTGAATGGTATTTTGCGATACCGTCATGGACATTAGAAGGAAATTATGGAATAATGATTTATAATAGACTTAATGTATCTTCAATAAATAGTACTACATATAATTTTTATTCCTTACAAATTAAAAATTACATATCAACAAATAAAATAAATATTAATATTAACGCTAATTCAACATTAATAAATTTTCATAATTTAAATATAAATAATAATGTTAATTTAAATTTATCAACAAATTATAATATTTCAAAAAATTTATATAATGAAGGAATTATTTGGAATTCAAATAATAATAATTTAATTTTTGGAACAAATAATACAGAAAAAATAAGATTAATTAATACAGGAAATTTAGGTATAGGAACTACAAATCCTTTATCTATTCTTCATTTACATAATACAACACCAAATCAAGAAGTTAAATTATTATTATCAACATCATTATATATATCTAAAAATACAAATAATGAAGGAATTATTTGGAATTCAAATAAAGGTATTTCATTTGGTACTAACAATTATGAAAGATTATTAATAAATATTAATGAAAATAAAAATCCATGGGGTATTTATTTTGCAGGTGATTTTAGTAATAATATTTTATATGATACATCTGGTAATGGAAGACATGCTACATGTGTAGGAATTGGAACAACATATCAATTACGTAATGGAAATGGTGCTACATCTAATATTAAATTTATATCAGGTAATACGTCTTCTACAATTTCTTGGCCTTCTGGAAGTATTCCAACAAATTTTACAATTTTAAGTTTGACGAGATATACTGGTGGAACTAGAGAAAGAATATTACAAAGTAGTTATGGTAATTGGCTACATGGTCATTATGCGAGTAGAAGAGGTGTTTGTTATTATAATGACTGGAAAACAAACTATAATTCAAAAGGGATACAAGATAATTGGTTATGTTGTATTGGTAAAAATGGAGGAACAACTCCTAATAATATTTTGATTGACGGTGTAGCATCAGGAATAAATACAGGAGGAGCAAGTGGAGATTTATATAAATTATCAATTAATATAGGCTCTAATGAATATAGTGATTGGTCATTATCATTTGTAATTATATGGGATAGACATTTAACAGACGATGAAATGATTTATAATAGTTCTTTATTAATTAATTATTTGAATACAGGAGTAGAACCATTATTTCCTAACACAAATAATGGTAATAAAACAAAAATAAATAATTCAACATTTACATCATTAAATATTCATAATAATTTAAAAAATCAAGAAAGTAAAATTAATTTAACAAATAATTATATGACAAATGGTCTTTTATTTTATAAAGGAACGACAAATGATGGAATTTTAATTAATAGTATGAATATGAATTTAATATTTGGAACAGGTAATAACGAAAGATTAAGAATAACTAATACTGGAAATGTTGGAATAGGAACTACGAATAATGATTATACATTAAATGTTAATGGAACAATTCAAGGAACATTTAATGGGGATGGTGCTAATATAATAAATATTGATAGTTCAAAATTTACAACTGGACTTTTAAGAATAACTAATGGAGGTATAAATACATCAAATTTAACAGAAAATCAAATTTTAATAGGTAATGGAACAAATAATTTAATACAATCTGCTAATTTTATCTGGGATAATACAAATAATTATTTAGGTATTAATACCAATCCTCAATATAATGTAGATGTTTTTGGTAGTATAAGAGGCACAACTTTAATAGGTAATGGTTCAAATATTACCAATATAAATATTATTAATATTTCTTCAGGTATATTATCTGTAAGTAATGGAGGAACTGGAAAATCAACATTAAATATTAAACAAATTTTAGTAGGTAATGGGACAAATAATTTAACACAATCTGCTAATTTTATTTGGGATAATACAAGTAATAGATTAGGTATTAATTTATCAAATCCATCATATGATGTAGATGTTGTTGGTAGTATAAGAGGCACAACTTTAATAGGTAATGGTGTAAATCTAACTAATTTAAATATTTCTAATATTTCTGATATTGTGCCTATAAATAAAGGAGGATTTGGAAGATCAACCTTAAATTCCAATCAAATTTTAGTAGGTGATGAAACAAATGCTATAAAACAATATGCTGGTCTTTCGTGGAAAATTGGAAAATTAGGAATAGGATTTACAAATTTTACAGCAGATTTTACGACATATACTATACAAATTAATGGTACTGTAAGATGTTCTAATATAACTTGTATTAGTGGTAATAATATTACTAATTTAAATGTTAATAATTTTTCTTCTGGTATATGTTCTATAATAACAGGAGGAACTGGTAAAACAACATTTACTTCAAATCAAATTTTAATAGGTAATGGAACAAATAGTATAATACAAACAGCAAATTTAATATGGGATAATACAAATAATAGGTTAGGTATTAATTCAACAAGTCCAAGATATACTTTAGATATTGCTGGTAATATTAATTTATCCAGTTTAAAACTAAATGGAGAGATGTATAGAGGAATTGGTCAATTAGTTAATTGGAATTTATATTATGGTTCTACGCATATATATTACAATTCTGGAAGTGTTGGAATAGGAACTTATATTATTGATTCTACATATTTATTAAATGTAAATGGTTATATTAAATGTTTAAATATTGATTCAAGTATTGATTGTCAAATTTCAGCTCAAACTATAACATTAAATAAAAACTATGATTTATTAACTTCAACATCTAAAATCTTATTTAATTTAGATACAAAAATAGAAAATAATAATATTTATGATTCAGATATATTAAAATTTGAAACTAAATTATTAAGTGATAATTCATTAAATGGAGTTTTTTTCAGTAATGATAATGTTGGAATTTCAACAAATTCTTCAAAATATCCATTAACAGTATATAATCCAAATAATTCATATACATTAAATTATTATTTTAATGAACTTTATCATTATCGTTATAATAATGATGCTAATTATAATTATAAATTATTTAATACAAGAGCAAAAACACTATTTGTTGACATAGTATATGATTATTTATATAATACATATACATATTCAAAATTTGAAGGTAATGGAACAATAATATTCAAAAAAGATATAACAGCACAAGTATTATTGGTAGGTGCTGGTGGTACAAGTGGTGTATCTGGTGATAATATTGGAGGAGATAATAGAACATATACACGAAGTAGTGGGGGCGGTGGTGGTGGTGTTGGTATAGGGACAATAAATTTTAAAAAAGACATTACATATAATATAACTGTAGGAGAAGGAGGTGGTAATAATCTTATTAATGTTAATATCGGTCCTTCTGGTTTACCTACAACAATTATTGGTGGTGATATAAATGAAATAGCATACGGAGGAGGAGGTGGTAATAATAGTAGTGTTTCTATTAAAGGTTCTACAGGAGGCGATAGTTCATCTCAAGTATCAAAAGGATTATCATCTTCAGGAACAAATGCTAATATGACTTATTATGGAAATAGGGGAGATACTATATCAGGAAATAATGGATGTGGTGGAGGAGGTGGTGCTGGAAGTGCTGGTTCAGGTATGAATGGTGGTAATGGTATTTTATCCTCTATTACAGGTGAAACTCAATATTATGGCGCAGGTGGTTATGGTGTAGATAGTTATAGTTGGACAACTAGTAGATATATTACAGGTACATCTGGATTGGGTTATAATAATTATGGAGCAGGTGGTCAAGGTTCAACAATTGGTCCTAATAATGGTAGAAGAGGTGTAGTTATTATTAGATATGATTTTGATTTTTCTTATAAACAAAATACAACTATAACAAATATATCAGCAAATTTTCAAAATTCTATAAATATTAGAGGAGATATTGTTGGTTATAGTGATAATAGAATAAAAAATAATGTTAATGATTTGGATTCTAAAAAATCTCTTGATTTAATTTCTAAAATTAAACCTAAATCTTTTGAATTTATTGATTTTATTGAAAAAGGTATTAAAAATAATTATGGTTTTATAGCACAAGATATTAAGGAATTTATTCCAGAAGCTGTTGGATTTAAAAAAGATATTATTCCTAATATCATGAAAAAATTTAATTGTTATGATAATATTATTGAAACAAATGATGATTTAACATCTAAATTATTTATAAAAGATATCATTGAAATAATAGATAAAAATAATAAAAGAAATAAATATGAAATTATTGAAATTTCTTCAAATCAAATTAAAATAAATAAAACTTTAAATGATAATGAATGTTTTATTTATGGAAAAGAAGTTGATGATTTTCATATTTTAGATAAAGATATTATATTCACTTTAAATGTTTCAGCAACTAAAGAATTAAGAAGAAAGGCCAAAAAACAAAAAAGAAAGTTATTAAAACAATCTTTAATAATTCAAGAACAAGAGAGAATTATTAAAGAACAAGAATCAAGATTTGAGGAATTAGATAAAGAACTTAAATATTTATATATTAATAATTATTAAAATCATGAATATCTTTAATGATAATTTTAATAGTAATAATTCATTATGTCTTACTTTTTCAGGCAAAGGTCTAAATGATACTTCAAATATTTTAAATAATTATTTAAAATCAGGTATAGGATTTCAATTATTAAGTAATAATTCAAATTATAAAGAATTTGTTATTGCCGATACTTCAAATATTAATAGCAATTATTTTGCTTCTTTAAGGATTGCTATTGAAAAATCACAAATATCTTTAAAGTCTATCACTTCTAATAATATTATTCAACCTCTTATTATTAATTCTAATATATATATATCATGTAATATAGCAGTAGGTGTTAATAATTCTCTATATGATATAGAGGCTAAGAGTAATATAAATGCTAATGATTATTTTATTAAAGGCGTGAGTTTAAGCAATATTTTCACAACTTCAAATGTTGTCCAGACATCTATTCAAAATTTATCTAATTTAACAAATGGATGGACAAAATCTACATCTACTATTATATATACAAATTCAAATGTAGGTATTAATAAAAGTAATCCTACATATAATTTAGATGTAATAGGAGATATTAATTATACAGGAAATTTAAGACAAAATGGTATTATTTTTAAATATTTTAGTGGTTCATTTTCAGATTTAGCAAATAAACCTGATGTTATATGGTATTTAAATGGTAATAATGCTTCAAATTTTAATTCTGGAAATATAGGAATTAATTCATCTATTCCTACTTCTAAATTAGATGTAGGAGGCGATATCAATTTTACTGGTAGATTATTAAAAAATAAAATAGAATATAAAATAAATTGGAATTCAATTGAAGGTGTACCTGAATTCGCAAGAGTAGCTTATACAGGGGAATATTCTAATTTAAATAATTCACCATCATCAGGAACTTTAACAGGTATAAAAGTTAATTGGGAAGATATTCAAAAAAAACCAGATTTTGTTAAAATAGCAACATCAGGAAGTTGGAATGATATAAACGATAAACCAAATTTATTTGATTCTAATTATTCGAGTTTAAGAAATCCACCTCTTATACCATTTATACTAAAATCTGGTTCAAGTGATATATATAATATAAATACTGGAAATGTTGGTATTAAACAAAGTTCTCCTACATCAGCATTAGATGTAGGAGGAGATATTAATTTCACAGGTAATTTAAAAAAAAATGGTAATATTTATGGTGGTGATTGGTATACTTTGGCTAATAGACCTATATTACAAGAAATAGCTACATCAGCACTTTTTAGAGATTTATACGGAAAACCTGATTATTATCCAGCAGATTGGAAAACAACTCTCGCAAATATACCTACTATATTTGATGGAGATTATAATAAATTATCTAATACACCATCTTATTTTAAAACAAAATGGTCTATGATAGAAGGTAAGGAAGTTTTAGCAAATGTAGCATATTCTGGTAAATATAGTGATTTAATTAAAGATACAAGTCTCCCTGTTTTACATCCTATAGCTTTATCTGGAAAATGGTCAGATTTAGAAAAAACAGATAAACCTAATATATCAGCTGTTGGTTTATCAGGAAATTATTATGATTTATCAAATTTACCAATTTTATTTTCAAGTAATTGGAATGATATAATAAATAAACCAATGTTATTTGATAGTAATTTCAATAGTTTAATAAATCGTCCTTATGTAGCTTTTATATACAATGAAATAACTAAAAATATGAGCACAACTAATGATGGAAATGTTGGAATTGGTGTTGCTAATCCAACTAATTATAAATTAGATGTAAATGGAAATATTAATGCTACAGGTAATATAAATATAAATGGAATTGGTTATAATTTAACAAGAAATGGTGTGGCTATAACAAATACAACAGCGACATTTAGTGATTATAGAATTAAAAATAATATTAAAGATGTAAATGATTTATCATGTTTAGATCAATTTATGAAATTAAAAACGAAGAATTTTAATTATATAGATACTTTTGATTTTGGTTCTAAAAATACTATTGGATTTATAGCACAGGAAGTTAATGATATTATTCCAGATGCTGTAAGAATTACCGAAGAATATATTCCAAATATTTATAAAAATTATTCACTAATTTCAAGTAATTCTATATTAATAGATGATGATAATATTAATAAAATTTCGATAGAAGATTTTATTAAATTAAGAATAAATAATCAAACATTTTTAACGAAAGTTATAGATAAAAAAGATAATATTATAATTACCGAAGATATTATTGATAATAATTCTAATTGTTTCCTATATGGAACAAAAGTTAATGATTTTCACATATTAGATAAAACATTCTTATATACATTAAATATATCTGCTACACAAGAATTATATAAAAAAGTTGAGGAACAGAAAAAAGAAATTGATGAATTAAAATTAGCAGTTGCGAAGCTTATACGTTAAATTAATGAATTCTTTATGAAATTTTACATCATTAATATCATAATATTTATGAAGCGATAAGATTTGTTTAAGATTTACATATGTATCACATTTATAATTATGATAAATTACAGATAAATGAATTTTATCTATTTGATTAAAATATTTAACATCATTAAGACACAAGTTATAAAGGGATTTTCCACCAATAACGAAAACCTTTTCTATATAAATATTATCTTCACAGAATTCAAGCGCATTATCAAAATCGCTAAAAACCTTAATTTCTTCTGTTTCTTGAATAACACCTCTTTTAGAAGTTAAGATAATATTAATTCTATTTTTTAGAGGTCTATATGGAAGTGATTTCCACGTATCATAACCCATGATAACAGCATTTTTTTTTATATAAGAATTAACATTCGTCGTTAATTGTTTAAAAATCGTCATTTCATCTTTTAAATCCCATGGAATTTTTCCATTATTGCCAATACCACCATTTAAAGTAGAAGCAAGAATTAATGAAAATAACATTCTTATATTTAATTATAAATAAATAATCATTTTTTTAAATAATAAAAATGATTTGTTAATTAATAATTTAAATAATTAGTTATGATATTCAAGAGATATTTAAATAAGTTATATAATTTGCCCGAAATCAATAATATTAATTATAAATCAATAAATTCATTTACAATATGTGATAAAAATTTAAATGATAAGATGAATAAATGTAGGGAAAATATTATAATTTCTATAATTAATAATAAAATTCCAAATAATTATTATAGATATTCAAATAGATGGAATAAATTGAAATTGAATATCTATGAATTTATATCAAATTTATATTCACTTTCACCTATTTATAAAATCAAAGGAGATATTAAAGCTGGTAGGAAAAATAATTATGATTTTGAAATAAAAATAAATGATGAATTTATATATAATATAGAATTTAAATATAATTCGCCAAAAATTAATGATATTCCTCAATTTATTTCTCCAATGAAACCAAGTAAATATTTATCATCATCATTTGAAGATTATATTTATAACAATTATTTAATAAAATTGTTGAACGAATTTAATTTAATTATTCCAGATAAACAATCATATGATAAGGAAGTTCATTCAAATAATCCCAAATGTTTGAAAGATGTTCAAGAAAAATATTATAGAGGTTGTTCTTCTTCGAGCAAATATTCCGGAAATAAGGAAGATATAGAATTCTATAAAAAGGCGAATAAATATTCAAAAGAAAGTATTACAGAATTTATTAAATTAAATTATTTAGATATTAATAAATTATCTAATTATTTGAAAGAAACCCAGCAAGATAAAATTTATATGTTATATTATAAAAATAAGATATATAAGGAAACTATTGATATTTCTAATTTCGAAATAGTTTCCTATGAGAAAAAGAATAATTATTTCTTAGCAATTACAAAAACAGGTATTAAATTAAAGATTTTATTAAGATGGAAAAATGGAAATTTAATAGCATTTCCGGCATTTCAAATATCTATTATTGGTAATAAATAAAGGAGTTCTTTAATATTAATCGCATTATTTCCAAAGAATATTTTAATAAATTTTTTTGTTTTAGGATTTTCAAATGATTTTATTATTTTCTCATATTTTTCTAATAACTCTTTTTTAGGAATTTCTTGATTATATTTAATCATAATTAAATGATTTTCTATTAAGAATTTTTCTTCAATATCTATTAAACTATATTCAAATTTATAAGAAGATTTCCCAAAACCCCTATTAATTACTAATAAAGGTTCATTAAAACCTTCCTTATTTATATAATTTTTCTTAGAATTATTCTTAAAACTTTTATCAATATCTATATTATAAATAAGTTTCGTTTTAGAATTATCATCCGTTAATAAATGTTTGTTTTCATTCCATACTACTGAACCAATTTTAGCATTAAAATTGAGATTATAAAGATTTGTAGAATTTTCATATATTTCCTTAATTATTTTTATATTATCAATCGTATTAAAGATAATTAATTCATCTTTTTCGATAAAATAATCATCATTATAACCTTTTTTATTTTGAATAATTAAGATAATGGTTTCTTGTGTAGTTTCTAAATATTTATCATTTGCTATTGATAGGTGAATAATTGAATAATTATCTATGATAAATTTTCGCGCTTTATTATAATAAAGACAATTAATAAAATTTTTAGGAAGAACATAAGCAAGTATTCCATCTTCTTTTAATAATTTCAAAGATTTAATAAGGAAGATGATGAAGGCATTAGGCCTTCCTTCGAAATAATTATGAAAATTCTTATGAATATCTTTTTTATCAATTACAGAATATGGCGGATTTCCAATAATCAAATCATATTTATCGGATTTATCATATTCTATAAAATCTTCATTAATAATTTTGATGAAATCATTTGAAAGATGGTGAATTTTATCATATATATATTTATTCTTTTCAATACCTGTAATATTAATATTTGAAAAATGTTTAATGAGATTTATGATAAATTCACCAGAACCACATGAATTTTCAAGAATATTAATAAATTTATTAATTAATAATGGTTTAATGATATTTATAATAAATTCAATGGTTTTAGGAGGTGTGAAGAATATCCCTTCATTTTTCTTAACTTCTTTTGATAATTCTTTCGTAATTTTAATTGAAATATCACTAAACATAATTAATAATTATTAAATAATTTTTTAATCATTTTTTAAATAAAAAATGATATTAAGATTGAAATATAATATTAATAAATGAATATTAGGAAATTAAATGAGATTTTATTTGAAAAATGTTGCGATGTTAGCAATGAATTTCCCGAAATTTCCTTAAAAGGTGAAATCGTAGATTGTAAGATTTTTAAGAATAATTGTGGAATAAGTTTCAAGATTAAAGATGAATTTGGAATGTTTAATTGTAAATGTTGGAATTCTGCTAATATTGATATCTTATCTATAAAAGATTGTGAGAATTCCACGTGTATTATTTCAGGATTTATTAAAGTCAATTATTTCAATAATCATTATGATTTCTTTATTGAAATAAATAAAGAAATTATTAAGGAAAATAATAAATCTTTAATAAAATCTCTTAAAGAAGATTGTGAATGTCGCGGATATTTCATAAATAAGAAAAGAATTAATTGGAATAATATTAAGAAAATTGGATTAATATCGAAAAAAGAAACACAGGGATATAATGATTTTATGAAACAATTGAAGGTAAATTTAATGATAAATCTTAAAGAAATCGTTCTAGAAGGTGCTAATACTGAAAGAACGCTTATTAATGCTATTCAAGAATTTCAGGAAGAAGACGTAGAAGCAATCATTATAATTAGGGGTGGAGGTTCTACAATTGAAATCTCAAATTCATTTGATAAGATGAGTATATTTGAAATTATGAAGAATTCTAATAAACCTATTATAACTGCGATTGGACATGAAGCAGATAAAGATGAAAAGTTATTAATAACTTCGATAAGTGATGTAGATTATCCAACACCTTCAAGATTGGCGATAGAGATTAATAAAAATAAGTTATTGGAGATTGAGGAAAAGATGAAGATAATTAAAGAGAAGTTTATGAAGAAAGAATATTTAATATTGAGTATTTATGTTGATAAATGGATTAAGGAAAAATATGGCGCGATTATTATTAAAATTAATGAAGATGATAAATTTATAATTATTGAAAATAATGACAGATTTTATAAGATGAAATTGAATTTGAGGATTAATAATGAGATTAAGATTACGAAAGATGATTTAAAGATGAAGAAAATGATAGAAGATGCTATTAAAACATATGATATATATCTCATTAAAAAATTTAGAGATTATTTGACAGATAAGACGGATTTAAATGAGATGATTAAAGAAATCATTGATAAGATAATAGAATTCGAGGAATTAAAAGGAATTGATATAAATATTGATGAAATAGCGGAAAATAATTATCAGGATTTATATAGATATTATTTAAATCAAAAAAATATTATCGCGGATATAATGTAACAATCCAATAATTTTTATAAACAATTATATCAAATTCTTTACCATCTTCAATTATTTTTATACTTTTATTTTTAACTTCATATGAGAATGGTCTTAGAAATTTAACTAATTTTTTTCTTAAATAATCTGAGCGAGGTTTCATAATATCATCTATATTCTTCAAATCTTCAATATCCATTGGAATAAAACGAATACTTGGTTTATAATTCCATAGAATGAAATTACAAACTTCTTCCATTTTATATAAAAGTTTTATAAATTTAATAAATCATTTTTTATATAAAAATTTAAATCATATTTATAATAAATGAATTTAAAATTATTTGTAATATTTTTATTTATAAATATTATTGATGGATTTATATTAAAACCAATGCCTTTAATTAATAAAAAACCTTTATTAAATTCTTATGGAGGTTATGGTGGAAATAATAATATTTTCTATGGTGGAAATGGCGGAGGTAATGATGATGACGATGATATAAATTTATTTTATAGTTTAATAATTTTAAATTTATGTATGATTAAAACAACTTATAAAAATAATTATTTATTTGATTTGTTTTTATATAATAATAAATAAAAAATGAATATTCGTATATTTCAAATATTTTACAAATATGGCTGAAATTCTTACAATCGCTTGGTTATATACGATTTATAAGGCTGAGCGAAATCAAAAGCATGAGTTTAATCGAAAAATGAAACAATTTGAAGAAGTCAAGAGGAAGAGGATTGAAGAGAGAATACAATTGGGGATAATTCATAGGAATTTACATGATAATTTCACAGATATATTCAAGAATTCCAATGAATTAGATGAAATCATAGAGAAACAATTTAGGATGTCTAAGATGTGGTGTAGAGACGATTAATTTTGTTTTATTTTTTCATTATCAATTATAAAAATTGAATATTCTTATATTTCCAATATTTACAAATGGCGAATTTGCGTGAATTCAATAGGAGATATGAGATGATGAAGGAAGATGAAGCAAGAAAAGCTTATGAAGAGTTTGAAAAATGGCGTGATAAACTTGAATATATGAGCAAATTTGATAAAATTATGACACGTTCTTTATATGAATATTATTATGTGATGGGTAATAATATTGATGTAAAATATGATCCTCAAATTAAAGAAATTGTTGAGAAACAACTTGAAATGTCTTTAATATGGTTTGATT